CGTATCACAGGCGCGAACAAGATCAATTTCCTTGGTCATCTCTGTTTTGGTGATGACCATTTGCTCTTCTTTTGCCCAGACAGTCATCATGGCTGCTGCCACATTGCCAAACTGCTGCCATGTTTTCACTTCAGTGGCGCGAGACAGGCCGATAGCTTCCAGCGCAGCCTTACCAAGAGCCATGCTGTTCTTCTCATCGGCATAACCAAATGGATTGGCTTTGCAAATGGTGGTCAGGGCAGTTTTGGCATCAAATGCTTCATCACTGGTCCCTGTCGCAGCGGTGGGAGCATTCCCTCCTTCTCCAGCAGGCTCAGAAGGAGCTTTAGCTCCCGTTGGCGCCTTGCTTGCCCGCGTAGTTTGCTTCGGAGCTTCCTGTTGGAGCGGGAGTTTGGGCGTTCCTTTTTCATCTTCTTTGGGGATGTCTTCACCTGCATAGAGACGCAGGCCAAGACCAGTGAAAGTGGCAATAGCCTTTACAGCAGCACGCTGGCAGTTGTCAGAGATGGCACGACCATCAAGCTCCTTAATGGAATTGTGCTTCCTGTCCATGATCGGGAAGATCAAGGCAACAGTACGACGGCAGCCATCAGTGAGGTAGGGGCGGAGATAGTAGGCGCCTGGTGTGCCAAACACTACTTCGCCAACGGTCTTCTCTTCAAAGGCGACAAAATAGGTAGGGAAATGCTCCTTCAAATAGCGATAGGCAAAAGGCCAGGACAGATAGGACAGGCCCTTATAGTCCTTCTCGATGTGAGGCCCGATGTCAGGCGTATCGTAAGCAGCCTTGAAAGCTTCAGCACTGATCTCCAATGGGGAGAAAATGCCGTTGTAACGATCCATTGCAGCTTGTTGGGCAGGGTCCATGGAAGAAAAATCAGACGGGGAGTAGAGCATAAAAGAATGATTCACTGCTTCGACTGCGGCAGGCTCATGTATTCGCCATACATAATGACGAAATCAATGCTCATTTCAGAACCTTCGTTCTTGGTGATGATGCTCTTGCCAGGCAAAGGCCAATCGGCAACGGCGCGAATGTCAGTGGGAAGCTCGTAGTATTTTGGATCGAAGCCTTCATCAATGGTTCCTTGCTCCCATAGAAGCTTCACTTCCTGATCGCCATGCTCAAGAAGAAATTCTTCGCAAGCAAGCTTAAGCTGAGAAACTTTCATTGAAATCAATGTCAAGGGACGTGGAATAGTCTTCGATGAGATCGAAGGCGCCGTTTGCCAAGGTGGCGCTACCTTCCCAGATGGGCGTAGAACGAACGAGGCGCTCTAGAGTTTCGCTGAGGCTCAATCGAGCTTCGTGGGCAATGTTGCCAAGATGGGCGTAGGCAGTGTCAGTTAAGCTGAAATGCCTGCCCTTCTTCAATTCTTTGTTACCGTTCGTCATAAAACAAAGAAGAAATCAGGAAGCCGAGGCAAAAGCAGATCAAAAAGATCAGCGATAGTTCCATTGGCGAGAGGCATCGGGAACATGGCCAGACTAGCCATAGTTTTCAGCCCTGCCAACCATCGTAAGCATTGTTGTTGCTTATCGTTTTTGCCGTCTCGCATGGTTTTAGCTTATAAGCCTGTTGCTTCTTGATTTCCTTGCTACAACGGAGGCATTCCCACTCCCCTCCATGGCATTCTCCATCCTGGACCACATTGAGAAGCTTGAGACAAGCGATCATCCAGGGAAATACATCTGCCCAGCATGCGGAGGCAACGACCTCTCCATCAACACCAACAATGGTGCCTACAACTGTTTCAACGATGATTCGGCAAAGCACCGCGCCGAAATTCGCAACATTCTTGCTCCGCTTGATCGCTGGGAGCGCCCTCTTCGCGAACCACAGTCTTACACTTTCCCCTACAAAAACAGGCAGGGTGAAACTACTATTAACGTGCATCGCGATGATGCAAGTGGCAAGAAAACAATCAAGCAAAGTTATCCATCAGTGCCGCAAGGCACGCATCAGCGTAAGGCGTATATTGATGAAATAAGAAGCACCATTCTTCCTTATCGCTTTGACGAAGCACTAACTGCTTCGCAAGTGACTGGGCTCCCCATCTTCATCGTTGAAGGCGAACTCACTTGTGACAGGCTATGGGAAATCGGGATTCCCTCAGTCACCTTCCTTGGTGGCAGCGGCCAATATCGCGCAAACGGCGACTATTCGCTTTTGTTTCGCGGCAAGAAGATTGTTCTATGTCCTGATCGTGATGAGCCTGGCATTGCCCTCATGCGGGAAGTGGCTTCAGACAATCCTGGAGCACAATGGCTTTATGCCGATCCTGGTAATTTTGAATGGGACAGTCTGCCTCAGAACGGAGGCTATGACTTAGCTGATTGGCTTGATGATGGTGCAGACCAAGAACTCATTCTTTCCTCCATTGTTTCAAAAGATCGCCACGAAGGCAAAGATGGTCTTCCTTCCTATGAGGAAATCATTGGCACCTTTGAGCGCATGGTCGGACTGTTTGATAATGATGCTCGCGTGGCATTTGAAGCTTCTAAATGGCTAGAGGCTCATGGCGTGAAGATGGCACAAGCAAATATTGACAAGATGATTGACGAGGCACGTTCTCGTTTGTTTGGCAAGGAAGAAATCGAAACCATTGACGTGCTACAGCTTATTGATGATGATTCCGTAAGGGAATGGCTGATTGCTGGCATCGTTCCGCTTGGTAGCGTCACTCTCCTTGCTGCTCAAGGCGGCACTGGTAAAACCAGCTTGGTTTACAACTGGGCTCTTGGCGTGGCCACTGGCTCTTCATGGTCTGGAAGGCGTTGTCTGCCTGGTAAATGCCTCCTCATCTCTGCTGACGAACCATTGTCAGACACCAAGGAAAAGCTTTCCATCATTGGCTACCAAGAAGCAAATATTCAGCCTGGCATGATTTCTTTCTGGGAAACCTGGCGCTTTGCTCACATGCAACAACTAGAACGCTTCATCAAAAAGCATCGCCCAGTCTTTGTCGTGATTGATTCGCTCACCGCCTGTTTTGCTGGCATGAACGTTGATCTTATTAAGAGCAATGCTGGTGATTCTCTCTATGCATTGCGCGACATGGCTAATGTCTACAAATGCTCCATCGTCATTCTCCACCACCTAAACCGTCAAGGAGGACTTCGTGATAGCTCTAGCTTTGTTGACAACGTAAGTGAAGTGGTGAAGCTCTATCGTCAAGAGGGCAATTTTGATCAAAACCAGTTTGTTCTGGAATGGGTGAAGAGCAGGAGTGGCTTGGCTGGCAAGCATGTTCTCAAGCGCAATGCCGTGAACTATGGATGGGATTACGCTGGTCCCCTTGGCAATTCCATTGCTGAGCTGGATCGCGTGGCCAACTATGTGAACATGCGTCCGCATGAGCGTTTCAGTAAGCAGCAAGTGTCGTTGGGGACTGGCATGAATGAGAATGTCACCACTGGCAAGCTGCTAGAGATGGCACGCCGTCAAGGGCTTATCACCAGCAGCTTCATCGTTGGTCCTCACGATGAACGCACCCGCATGTACCACTCATGGGATTATCAAGGGCCTGATCTTGACTTCACTTCCCCCAATGCGCCCATAGAAAGCATCCCCCATAAAGAGGATGCTGATCACGATTTTTTCTAACTTCGCAATAGGAGGGAGACTCTATTGCACAGTCTCCCCGCCGCTTACCGTAGCGAGCGGCTTTCAATAGTTTAGCTTTTTAATTACGATGGAGGAAAGAATATTGTGAATCATGAAAATTATTTGGGACAACAGCGAGAGCGCGGCGCCTGTAGCGCCGCTTGTGCTTACGACGGAAGCTGAAATTGAACGATTCTTCGCTGAGCTGGAAGCTGAGATTGCAGAAGAAGAAGACGACGATGAAGAATGAAAAAGGCGGCCCTTGAGCCGCCTTTCTTTTGCCTTGTCGATTATTGGAGGAGTTGTTTCAAGAAAAACTCCTTAGATATTGGTTTTGTCCGTATAAACATTTGTTTGCTGCGAAAATTTGCGTTGGTAATAAGAAAAAGTTTTTGCTCTCCAAAATCTAGGTAAACTTTCTTTTTGGCGCTTAGCCATGTTTTGCACGGCCATTTCCAATGAAAGTGCATCGAGTGCTGCTGCCTTTGACGAATCCATGCTTCGTATGCATCTTGCTTCTTTTTCACTTGATAATGATTTCTCCATTTTTCCATTGCTGCTTCATATGCCCGACTTGCCGCTTCGGGATCTTCCAACAGTTCTATTAGCCCGCCAAATTTAGACCGACACGGCGGATCAGGTGGAAACAATTGCCATTCTGGCTTTTTCTTTTCATGCATGTATTCATGCCGCCACTCTTCTGGAATTATCGAAAAAAGATTGTCCTTGAATTTTTCCGCATTAACTATCCAAAGCATTCGCCCATAAAACTCTTCCCTCTTGTGAATTGCGCCAGAACTTAAAGACGAGTTTTGAAGCTCAATGACGCCACTGGGAGTTTTAACATCGGCACGGTGCTTGCCAATAGTCACTTCTTGCCATGCTGCTGGAAACTGTTGTTTCCATTGAATGTGCCACTCGGATTCAGGCTCATACCAAGGATCGCAATCGCATTTCTTGTGAGCCCAATGCCAAGAAACAATCTCTCCACATTTTGCAATAACCTCGCCACCGCAAGTGAGGCAAACGCCTTTTGCAGAGGGTTTGGCAAGTTCTTTTTGTCCGTCGATAGAAGCCCAAAGCATTGTCTTTTCTCCTACTTGGACGCGCGTTTTCCGTTGAACTGGCGCCGCTCAATAGCTTTGCGAGTGCGTTCAGTGTCTTTATCTTTGCCGTAGAGCCAAGCATCCATGCTTTGCCCAGGCTTGGGGCCGTTGGGAGGCAGCTTAATCACCTTGAAATTAGAAGTGTCCATGGTCATCAGAAAGCTTTGCCAGGAGTGCGCAGCAAGCGCGGGTCGCTGTCTTTGTTGTACTTGTGGTGCATCACCCATTCCTGCATTGCAAAGGAATCAACGTCGTGCTTCATGAACCATTCCTGTAGCCATTGGCGGTCGTGACCGTTGGCAGCGAGCCATTCGTCAGTGAAGGCGGGATTGGCCGCTCCTCGGTCTTCTGATGGCTCTGAGAAAAGTAAGTGTCCCATGGAGATGGAAAGAACTTACCCATGCTGGAGCCAGAACCTACATACTGGGGCAAGCCGTGTGCCAGCAAAGAAAGTTGCCCAACCCCCTATTGACTTTTGCCAAAATCCCTTTACCCTAAAGCCAGACAAGCCTTGCCTCACCAGCGAGAGCTTCACTGTTGCCTCACTACGCTACGGCATGGCCACCAGCCAGAGCGGAGCCCCCAAAGGGCGGAGCGTTCAGTCCAGCAGGCCAAGATTCCCTAAAAAGAACAAAAGCCTGCACAAGACTAAAAACCTTCGCAATGCCGCTCAAGCCAGAGTGGAGCCCCCAAAGGGCGAAACGTTCAAGACATAAGGCAAACAAGCCTTCATTGAACAAAACTCTCCCTAGCATTGCAAAGGAATTTTTCTGAGCAATGCTTAACGCTCCACGGGCAGTAGATCACTTGCCTCTGCTTGAACATAACGGCACTGAAATTTTGCCAATTGTTCACTATGGCTTTTCTTCTCCTAGGAAAGGGCCGCAACCAGCGGCCCGTACGCTTTACGGAGCACGGGATAATAATGGAGAGCGCCACTGGCGCTCTAGCCTGCATGAAATTGAAAAGCTAATTGATAGTGGCTTCGCTGCTCAGGAGCAGAGCGATGCAGAGTGAAGGAGCGATTAAAAATGAATATTGTGAGAGTCCTAAGTCCTGCATGGCAGTTGCCTATCGGCGTGAAACAGACGAAGATCTGATTCCCGCTGGACTTGATGCTGCCTATGCAGAAATAGTCGATAGCTTCCAGCATGAGATGGAAGACTTTGTAAGGAAATATTGCCCAAAGCGCTTGACCGACTTCGATCAGCTCATGGAACAAGCCTTTTGGCAATATCATTAGAAAGCTGGAACGGGGCGCTTTGGGCGCCCCTTTTACTATGACTATTTTCCCTGCATCGTCAGAAGAAGAGCTTTCGCAAGAAGAATGGCAAGAGCTATGCAGCTTGAAAGAAGCCATTGATGGCTACCCAGCAAGTATTGCCACTGCAACAATGGAACGCTTCACCGAACTATTTGTCCGTTCTCTCCATGGAAAAGGAGATACAATTCGTTAGAGAATAGAGCTGCGTAATGGCTAAGCCTGAGATTGAATTTACAACGCCAGAAGAAGAGCTTGAATATGCCGCTAATGCATTGCAAAAAGCAGGCGTAAGTTTGACGCAGTTTGAAGCCGTAAGGGAGACAAAAGTGAATGGCGGCAATGGTGCTGCTGGCTATTCAAAGGAAATGCTTGGCCTTAGGCGATGGATGGTGCAAGAGCTTCTTGCTGCAAAGATGAGCAATCGTCAAATTGCAAATGTTCTAAAACTAAGCAAAGAAACAGTTAATGGAGATAGGCATCACAATAGACAACTATACACTGAAGAAATTTTGAAGAATCAAGACGTGCATAGGGCACGTCTTTTGAAAGAGCAAATGGACTTAAAAGACTTAGCTCTTGATAGTTTTGAGAAGAGCAAACGGAAGCGCGTGATAACAATGATGGAAGGTGGTGACGATGGAAGTAAGGAAATGATCAAGATTGAAGAAAGCGCTGGGGATGCATCATTTCTTAATGTGGCGAAGAACTCTCTTGTTGAGCAAGCCAAATTGCTTGGCCTAAATGAAATCAAGCAAGAATCACAACAAGATAATTCCTACAGGAAATTCCTAAAAGATCTTTCCACCACCATTGCAAAAGAAAAAGAAGCCACTGCCACTGAAGAACGCAGGAAGAATTCCTTGCCTGCATCGGCGGAAGTGAGCTTTGATGCGGAGCCAGAAAAAGAAGAATGGCCTGAAACCATTCCTTTACAAACAATTAATAAAGACGACTATTGACAAACGCCGCTAGCGTGGGCACACTGTCATTGTTGCCTTCCCCTCTTGTCTGATTTCACCTTCTCCACTGCCGAAGCCTTTCTGCGAGAGGCTGCTGCAGCCAAGCAAAATAAGCGTGATGCCATCTCCGCTTCCATTGCCCCCCATCTTGCTGACCATGGCACTGTAGGCATTCCGCCTCAGCTTCACCAGAGCATCGAGAAGCTCCTAGAGAGCTATGGCGACGAGGCTTACAGGCAAGTGGCGCTTTACTGTCTGGGCAAATGGTTTGAGGCCCATACGGAAGCAGCAGAAGACTTGTTTGCCACTGGGCAGATGCCAGAAGCAGTGGCTTGCATGATGGACGCCACTCGCATTTCGGACAGTCTTCATCTTGTTTGTGAAGTGGGAAGTCTCGGCGGTGATCAAGATTGGAAAATTATGCTGGAAGAGGAACTCTCTCAAGCCATTCTTGAGCATATCGAGGAAGACTTATGACTCCTTGTCGCACTTTCAAAATCACCACTTCTGAAGGCAAAACTATTGCTCTAGGCGCCATTTCTCCTAAGCAAGCTGAACATTTTATGCTTGCAATGCGTCCTGACATTAAGATTGCCATGATTGAAGAAATCAAGCCTCTTCCTGAACAATGAACGATTTCATCGGCATTATTTGCAGCAGCGACTGGGGAACAATGTGGCTAGGCCCACTTTCAATTAGCTGGCAAAACAGCATGGGCTCTCAAGCCTTGCTTCCTCGTCGCACATGGGGCAACACGCTTGTTATCTTCAAAAGCCGTGAATTCCTTTTCCATTGATTCTTCATGGACACGCATCAGCCTTCCTTCATTGTTGAAGGCACACCACTGGCCCCCACAGTTCACATTGTGCTTCCTCCTGAGCTTCAGGAAGATGCCAAGGCTCTAGCAGCAGAAAACGTGCATCCTGCATGGTCTAAAGCACAGCATCGCGGTCGTCATTTCGTAATAACGACCAACTTGCTGGACGATCTGTCTGAGCTGGCAGACTATGCAAGGGTGGGCATTGAAGAGCCTGAGCCGAATCTGTCCAAGCGGAAGCGCCAAGCCTTGCAAATTCTGCTTGACAGGACTAATAGGCATGTCGTGCTAGAGCCTATGGGCGCTTGCCACTGCATTGCCACCAAATGGCGGGACAGGCCACTACCAAGCCACAAGGCGGCTTATCGCACCACGCTTGAACTCAGGGAAAGGGCAGGCTCTGTTAAGCATTGTTACAACGCTTGACTTGGCCTGCTGAAGGCGGCATACTACTGGGCATGCGGGCAAGAGCTTGCATGCCCTTTCTCTTTAAAGCAATGACTACAAGGTTCTATCATTGGTTAGGCGAAGAAGGCGGTATTAGCGCCTTTCATGGCAACAATCTTGTGATGAGCCTCGGCTCTCCCATGGTGAATGTCAATATCAGCCTTCAAGAGCTACAAGAATTTATTTGCACATTAGAAAAGGCTTCTGATGAAGAGCCTAATGCTGTGCAACAATTTGCTCTTGATGCCATTCGCCACGTATTTGAAGCAGCTCTGCAGCATCACAAGAAAGACCATGAAGCCCTTATCGAAGAAGCTCCTACTGGTGCAGATTTGGAAGAATATTTGTTTTCTTATGCGCGTGCCATCAAAGAAGGAGCTTTGTGAGCATGGCCTTCTTTACTGATGGTGATTACGACAACGATGAGAAAAACATTCTCGCCATCGCCGCCGAACTTGAAGCCCAGTAGCCACCTTCTCTAAAAGGCCCCATTAAGGGCCTTTTCTTTTACCCAAGTGTGATCTCCAGGAATAGGCTCCATCCCTACAGACCACGTATCAAAATCATCTTCATTGCGAGGATCATAAACTTCTTCGCTCGGTGGAATATAAACCTCTCCCTTACTTAGCCATCGTGCAAGGCGTTCACGCTCTTGCTCTTTAGACAGTTTCTTTTCCATGGAAAATCGGCTGGTCTTGTATAGCCTACTGTCGGCCAATCTTGTATAGGCACAAAGAAAGGAGGGCTTTCGCCCTCCCTCCCTTGCGCAGCCTCCGATGAACAAAACAACTAGGGGAAATCTCCTCGCCTAGAAGGGCAGTGTGCCTCTCAGGAGAATGACTAGCTCCTTGGCAAAGCCATACGGCATTGCCCACACCACCTATGTCCGTTCACCCTCACGGCCCGCCCGAAGACAGGAGCAGCAATTAAGCCGCTAGAACCGACTGCTTTCAAAGCATAGCATCCAGCAAGCCCCTTGACAGACATGGCACAATGGTAAGACCGTTGTCCGCGAAGGCAATGGGCCTCTCTAGCTCTTTTCACCAGCTTGATGCTTTCACGATTTCTTCTTTCTCTGCTCCTTCTCGGAGCCGCAGCTCCTGCTGCACAAGCCAAACAATGCGGCGAAGCCAGCTTCTACGGAACAGCTTCTGATGGTTATGCTTGGCAGACAATGGCCAACGGACGGCCAATGAACCCAGCAGCCATGACAGCCGCTCATCCATCGCTTCCATTTGGAACGAAGCTTCTTGTTACGAACCGTGACAATGGAAGGCAGGTGGTATTGACTATTGCCGACAGAGGGCCTTTTTATGGAGGGCGCATCCTTGACATGTCTGCTGGCAGCTTCTCTCGCATTGCCAAGCAGAGTCAAGGCACTGCCCGCGTCTGTATCGCTCGCCTCTGAAATCATGGCTAAAAACCTTGCTTCCTTCATGCTTGTCACCTTCGCTTTTGGGCTTGGTGCCTTTGCTCTTGTGGCTGCCCCTCAAGCAATGCCAAATCAAGAGGGCTTGACAAAATGCTTAAAGCTCCACCCAGAACGCTATTGCCGCATTGCCAACGGCTTTAAAGTGGATCCCCTTGACAACGCCGTGCAGTAGCTCTATTGTTCCCTCGGGAACGCGGGAGAGCCCCTTCGGGGGCCTCTTTCCTTCTTTAGTCCTTTGCCAGCGATGGCTCCTCTGATGACTAAAACTGACAAAATCAAAAGCTTCATCTTCAATGCTGGTAGCAGCATTGTGAACGTGCGTTTTGTAAAAGCAGACGGCTCTGTTCGTAGTCTTTGTTTCAATCCTCGTGATTCCAAAGAAATCAAGGGCACTGGCACTGCCGTAAAGAAGCCTTCAATCATTCGCTGCCGTGATTTCACCATTGCTCGCACTGCAGGCGAAGGTGCATGGCGCTCGTTTGATTGTGAGCGCGTGTTGAGCATCAAAGCTAACGGTCAAACCCTCGTCTTTTGAACAATGACCTACACTCCCTTTCTCACCCGTTCCCAGCGTGCCATCTCTCGCATGGTGAAAGATGCTGGCTATTCTTTATCAAGCTATTCTCGTGATGATCGCGCTGCTGCTCGCTCTAAGCTTCTGGCCATGGTTCATAAAGCGCCTGATTATGCCCCAGCAAATAAACCAGCAAAGCGTACAAAGGCTTTCTTCTTGACTCTTGCTGACAGTATGCAAGACGATATCTGGCGTTATTTGTAATGGCATTAAAGGACAATAGACGCGCATTGTTTGAGCTTGTTAAACAACATGGCTTTGTTCTTCATAGAAAGAACAAACATTATGTTTTTAAGCATTCTTCCGGCAAGACTCTCGTTTGCAGCACAAGCTGCACTGATTGGCGAGCATTGAAGAATGTAGAGCGAGACATTAAGCGTCTGCTGTCCTAGCCCCCACAGGGGGCTTTTTTGTTGCTATGGTATGCAAGTCGGTTTTGCCGATCCCGTCTGGGAAACGCGCTCTCTGCGCGTGTCGTTTGACCATGAGTCGTCTGTTCTCTAAAAGGCAACGCTTGCAGATTCTCGTGAGAGATCACTGGACCTGCTGCTATTGCGGCGAAAAGCTGCAGCCAGGACTTCTCACTCAAATTGATCACGTTGTGCCATTTAGTCAAGGTGGGCGTACCACTATTGATAATGGCGTTGCGTGTTGCCGACGGTGCAATCTCCTTAAATCTGCATCGTTTGATCATGAACTTACGTAAGTGGCAACAACAAGCCATCAACACCTGCCTGCCTCAATTCGCTAAAAATCGCAAGCTTTTTGTTATTGAAGCCTGCACTGGATCAGGAAAATCTCTTTGTAGCGCCACTGCTGCTCTCAAACTTCTTGAAGATGGCAAGGCTGATTTGATTATTGTTCTAACTCCTAACTGCGGCACTCGCGTGGGATGGAAGAAGACCTTTGATGGTCTTCGTCTCAATGGAAAACGTGTCAATGTTACAGACAACTCCGATTTCCCCATTGATGCAAATGTCTGGGTGTCGACTTATGCTGGCTACTCGAAAGTAGAAGAAGCATTGCTTAGTCGTCCCGTTTCAGGAATTATTGCAATCATTGATGAATTTCATCATCCAGCAGATACTGCAGAATGGGGAAACGCAGTGGATCGTCTTGTTGCTCTTTGTGACCACGCTATTTTCTTAAGCGGCACCCCTTGGAAACGCGAAGGCAAAATTGCAGTTCTTTGTGATGAAAAAAATATTCACGGCGAAAATTATTATCAAGATGATGGACGTATTAAGGCTGATTTTGTTTACGATTACGCGCAAGATCTTCGCGAGCCCAAGACTCGTGGCACCGTGCCGGTGAAGTTTAAGTTTTGGGATTCATTTTGGCGCAGTGAAGATGGCAGGGCTTCTGAATTGCACAAAGATCTTCCCAAATTTCCCTGCGATGAATGGGAAAGCGTAGAGCAATGGGAAGAGTGGGCGAAGAAGTGCGACAAGCCCCTTGGCAGGCATCTCCATTTCAACTTAGATTCTGAATCCCCTGGTAAAAACGAAACCATCCGTCGCGTTATTGATGAGGCACTAACTTTACTCTCCAAGAGTCGCGGAGAAATTGAGCGCTCCTGCCACCAGAAAAACGCCAGCGTTATGCTTTGTGTTGCAAAAGGCATGAAAGATGCCCGCAAGATTGCAGAATATATTCAAGAGCTTCGCCCTGATTATCGCGTTTCTGTAGTTGTTAGCGATGATAACAATGGAGCAAAAAAGCTCGAAAAAATTGCTAAACAATGCAAGGAAAATGCCGCAGACAAGCCTGATGTGATTGTTTCAGTGGGGATGATTTCTGAGGGGGTGGACATTCCCCAGATTAAAGTTGTTGCTTATTTAAGCGCAATTCTCACTGTGCTTTATTTTATTCAAGTGGTGGGCAGAGCTGTTCGCCGTATCCCCATTGGCAAGGATCAATATGCAGACAAAAACAGGGCGGATAACATTGCTTATGTTGTAGCTCCTGCCCATCCAAAGCTTCGCTACATTGCACGCAACATTGAGAAGCAAGTTGAAGATGCTTGCGGAGCACTGCCTGATCGTTCCGCCAAGGACAATAGTGGGGAGTCCGTTTCTGAGCGCAAGAATGTGAGTGGTGTTGTCACTTCTGGCGAGAATAGCGTTGGAGTGTACAGGGGAAGTGAAGACGCCTCCGATTGGCACGAAATTATTGAAGCAATGAAAGCGCATGAAAATGCTGCTGATTGCTACATTGATTCGCATTGGTCTGAGCATGTATTGAGCTTGTTTCTTCGCGGAGAAGAGCGGGCCGAGCGTCATGCAATTTCCGAGATTGAAGCAAAATGTGAATGCCTTGGAGTTTCTATTGATGAGCTGTCTTCGCAAATCGAAGACGAGGAGTCGCCCGCAGCGCCATCGTATGAAGATGACATGAAGCGGCAAAGCGAAAAGGCAATTTACTTCACCAATTTAATTCGCTTCAGGGGCAAATACCGCGAAATCGAAGACAATGATACTGCGTTTCGTAAGGTGCGCGGCGACATTAATCGCTTGGCGGGTCTCAAGGCTGCTGGCATCACTTTTTCAAAGGCTTCTTTGGAGCAGCGTAAGCATTGGGTGAAAGTAGCTGAAGAACTTTCCAAGGAGGCTGCATGAGCCTTACTGTATTCTCCGCCAGGAGCATTGCCAACGATCTTGAAAGTGCAGTGGGTGAGGAAGCTTTCTATTTCTACATGCGTGAAATCATTGAGAAAAAACTCTTTGAAGAATATGTAGATGATGTCAATGGAGAAGTGAAGCAATTCGCCAATCTTATTGATTTTATGACGCACAAGGAGGGCCTTGGTATAAAGGATCTTCCTTTGTTTGAGAAATGCCTGTCTGTCGTAGCATCATCACAACGCAAGGTTAAAGATGATGCTCAATGGCTTGTTGGGCAGATCAAGCTGGTACAGCGCAAGGATGAGCACGGGGACACAAGGGAGCAACCCAGGGATCCCAAAACAGGACGTATGCAGGCAAAGTCCGGAGGTTACAATGTAAAGTCCGGTGCAAATGGCAACTCCCGTGCCTATTTCCTGGAACGCATTGCCCGCGACCAGCCCAATCTCCTCAACGAAATCGGCCCTGCCAAGCGTTTTAAAAGCGCTCGCGCAGCAGCAATCGAAGCAGGCATCATCACCCCCTTCCCATCGCTACAGCTCAAAGAGCCAGCTCCCACTGCTCAAAAGCTGCTCGATAAGAAAGGCCAAGCTTGGTGTCTTCAGCTTCTTGAGGAACTCTCGGAGCTTTGCCTATGAAATACAACGTTGGCACCATTGTCGATCTTTACGACTCCGGTTTTAAACAATGGAGAGGAGAATATACAATCACTAAACTATATCCTGATACTGGCCTTTATAAAATCAAAAACACTAAAACAAACAGTCAACAATTTGTTAAGGAAAAAGCCTTACGAATAGGCCGCCTCGGCCCCTTCCGCATTGAAAGCCTCCACGTTTCGTAAAGTTTTGTAACAGGCTCTGGAAACAGGGCCTTTCTGCTGTATTGTTGTTCCAACGAGGCGCGAGTCTCTCCTTCCCAAGACCAATGACCATTACTCTCGATTCCTTCCCCTCTGTTGATCGCTACGGCTTCCCCCTGCAAGTGTGCGGGCGTTGTGGCGGCTCTGGCGAGCACAGCTACAACCAGTTCCACGGCAGCGTTTGCTACGGCTGCAATGGTCATGGCGTGCGCCACACCAAGAAGGCTCACAACGAATTCCAGGATTGGGCTCACGCTCTGAAGCGCCAGCGTGAAGCTCTTGGCCATTCCCTGCAAGTGGGAGACGAGCTGGCAATTCTCCAATCGACTGGTCTGATGACCACCAAAGTGGTTGGTTGGCACTCCATTGTCGCCATTGAAGCCACCGATGAAGAATGCGGCTGGAGCATCACCTGCGCTCCTGATGGCACTGAGCAGCGCATCCCCACTTGCTGGACCATCATCATCACCTTCGACGATGGAGAGCAAATGAGGGCCTCTACCAACAGCGTCTTCCGTAGAAAGGGTTGGGTGGATCCTGCTCCTTACGTGGAGCGCAGCCAAGTGAAGCGTCGCACCAAGACCAAAGTGTGAAGCTTTGTAACAAAGGGGCCATCAGGCCCCTTCTGCATATATATTGGTTCCAACGAGGCGCGAGCTTCTCCTTATTGCTGCTCTTATTGAAGAAGACAAGGAGCTTTGATCATGCCTTATTCTCTCATTGTTGATGACGAATGGGGCGTGCCTTACGCCCTCAAGACTTTTGAAACTATTCAAGACGTGCATGATGAAATTAGGACTATGGATGAAGCGTTAGACAATGTGGGGCCAGGAGCTGCCTACGCTATTCGCTGCATTATTGATCAGCTCAAAGAAATTGTCCACGAGGCTGAAGAAGAGCCTGAAACCATTCTCGACCGTCCTGCTTTTTGAACCATGCTGACCATTTCCACTTATCAAGACAACGGCCCGTATTTTCCTCCCACTAAAGGCCGCTATCAAGCGGCCCGTTTGAGAGACCTTCTTTTCCACGTCAGGCAAGCGATGGAGGATCGGGAGGATATTATTGCCATCTTTGACCAGCAAGGCTCTTGCAGGGGCATCTGGCGCAGGGACGTTGAAGGCCACGTAGACAGCGCTGGTGATGCCATCATTGATCACGACGGCTACGAGCTGATGCGTCCCGATACCAAAGAGCAATGGTTATGGAAGAGGCTTCAGCAGGTGATGAAATAATGGGCACTAATTACTATCTTCACGCCCCTAAATGCTTTCATTGTGGCAAAGAAGAGGAGCCTCCTCTGCATCTTGGTAAAAGCTCTTATGGCTGGTGCTTTGGTCTCCATGTCTATCCAGAAGATGGCATCAACAATTGGCAGCAACTATGGAGCCGCATTGATTATTTAACAAAAGATCATCACTATGAAATAAGAGATGAATATGGAGACTTTGTTGACAATGGAAAGTTCTTCTCCATCGTCTGGGATAGGAGCGGCAAGCCTGATAAGCTCTTTGATAAACAATGGCTGAAAGACAACTATGCAGAAATAGGGCCTTATGGTCTTGCCAGGCATGCTTTACTTGCAGGACACTGCATTGGCCATGGTGAAGGGCCTTTTGACTACATCATTGGAGACTTTTCATGATTCTCATTGATTTCTTTTCTGAAGATTGCTGCAAAGGCACTGAACTAGTGGAAGGCTGGTATTGGTATGACGATGATGATGAGAATGCAGTGGGAGGGCCGTTTGCAAGCGAAGAAGCCGCCCTAAAGGCGGCTTTTGATGGTCATGGCTGGTAGGAACCGGCTAGCTTTGTATTGGACCCGGCTAGAAATGTATTAAGACCCGGCTAGGGTCGTATCAAGGATCCGGCTAGGGTTGTATCTATGGAGGCTCATGCGGTTATGCGCTTTCCCGCATAGTAGTACAAATGTACTAGCCGATTACCATTCATAAGCGGAGCTTATCATTCGGCCCTGAATGATCAGCATCCCTTATACTATAAGCAATGCTGATGGTTCTGGGTATAAACAACTGTTTTCTATAAAGTCCTCTTATCATTGGCGGATTCGCGGCCTTAAGTATAAAGAACCGTGCGCCGGGGTTGTTATTGCCTACTCGTGTCGGTCTTAAATGTAGCCTACTGGCGGCGCCCTTGAATGTAGCTAACTGCCCGGATGTTTGGCCGGTGTTTGCATCTCCTAAGTGACCCCGGATTGTCGCTACTATGTGAGCCCTACTGTTTGAGCCTAGGTGAGCCTCACCGTGCGCCGCTAAGTGAGCACAACTGCGCAGTGCTAAATGTTGCCTACTGTTTGCCATTATCACGCTTGCGTTGTTTGCATTATCACGCTTGCGTTGTTTGTGCCATAACGCTTGCGTTGTTTGCATTATCACGATGGCGTTATGTGGCCTGATTGTTGCGAAATGTTGCGGAGATTGATTGTTGGGCGCTTTCATGGTATTTCGCGCGCCTGCGCGCTTTCCTTTACTGCTGACAGCTTCCCGTGCCAGTAGCCTCCCGCGCAGGGTGCCAACCACAGAAAGCGCCATAAGCTCCCGGAACGTGTGCCGCTTGCCCTAGTGGCCCAATCCCCGGGATCCTGTGCCGCTATGGCCTATTGTTCTCTCAACGGCAAAGGAGGCTACTCCGGAGCCGCTTCCCTCTCAAACTTTCAACCATGCTCGCCTTGAAACTTTCCGCTTTGTTTGGCGGTAGCCTTCTGGCCATCTTTATCGGCTCCCTAGCGGTAGAAGATCAACGCCACTTCATCGCTTGCCGCGCTACTGGCGCAAGTGCCGACGCTTGCCTGCTGCAACTTTCTGGCCGCTAATTCTTTCTTTCCTTTCGTTCCTTTCTTTCTTCATCACCGTGCAACTTTCCAAGCTTTCTTTCCACCTTACGGCAAAGTCTGGCAATGCTAAAACTGGCCCAATGGCAGTATCAACGTCGGCAAAGTCTACGTGCTCACCAACCTGCCCTTTCCTTGATAATGGTTGCTACGCAACTTCTGGCCCGCTAAATCTACATTGGCTGAAAGTTAGCAATGGTGAGAGAGGCTCAAACTTTGCAACTTTCCTAGAAAGTTTGAAAGCCCTTCCTAATGGTTCTGCTTTCCGCCATAACCAGGCTGGCGATATCCCACATAACTTAGGAAAGATTAGTGAAACTTTCATTAGAAAGATGATAGTTGCCGTTAAACACTTGCGCGCCTACACATACACTCACCACAGCCTCAAAGTTGGAGAGAATCTTTCCCTCATTAGAAAGGCAAATCGTAACGGTTTCACTATCAACGTTTCGTGTGAAAGTGAAGCGCAAGTGGATGATGCAATCGCCCATAACTTGCCTGCCGTTATGGTTGCAAAGTCTGACGAAAGCCGCGTTACTTGGCACACTGGGGGCGGCAACGTAGTGATAGTTTGCCCCGCTCAACGTAGCGATACTGTAACCTGCTCTGATTGTATGCTTTGCCATAAGCGCGGAAAGAAAGTGGCCATAGCTTTCCTTGCTCACGGCACAAGCAAAAGGAAAGCGGAGTCTAATCTTTCCTGATTCTTTCTTTCCCTCGCTTTCCTTTCACGATGTTTCACCTAACCTCTACAGAATACGGCCAAACTTTCTACGCTGAAACTTTCCAAACTTTAGATGATGCTTGCAACTTTCTGAACATGCTTGAACTATCGCAGGAAGACTCTTATAGCTTCCAGCGTGAACTTTCCATCGCTGAACTAAAATCTCAAATTGTAGATTTTATGACTGAGAATCAAGAATAGCCAGACCCTCCCAGAAGCCGCCACAAGACGCCACAAGCCAGGCCCGCACCTTTCCTAGGTGTGGGCTTTCATCGCGTCAGGATGGCGGCGCTAGGCGGGCCTGGTGGACAGTCTCGGACTGGTGACCGTATCAGTAGAGGGATTAACTTTTTCCACAGGGCTGTGGAAAACTTTTGAGACTCACTTTGTAACGTACTATGACAAACACTTGACAGTTGGGCCGTGGCGCAGTAACCTGGCTGTTTTTGTTTGCGGGGCGGGGG